GCCTCGAATCTAATTTTAACATATCCGTTTCCTTTACAATGACTGCATATAATCATATCGCCTCCATAATATATTTCTAATTTTTTCCCAACGTATACGGTTAAATACTTCTTTCCCGTTCCGTGGTTCGCGTACCGCTATCTTAGACAACCTAGCATATTCTTTCAATAGCCGAGTTCTAAGAGAATCTTTCTTAGCCATGATTCTTCCTTTCTCATCTCCATGTACATCCAAATACAATACTCTTGACTATACACTCTGTTTTTTGTGCAATCATTCACATACATCCGAAAGGGCGAGTGCGTAGTCCATAACCACACACACGCCACAATCGTGACACAAACTATGATTGTTTTCGTAAGTTGTAACATCGAATACAGAACCAAGTATAGACCTTTCCTTCTAAATAAATTCCCATCATATTATCCGTGAGATACTCTTTATCACACTCCTTACAACACTTCTTCTCATACTTCCAATCTGGTTTAAATGGTCGGTATGACCTAAACCTTGGCATAATGGTTTCTGTTTTCATATTAATGCGCTATGTTTCTTTTCTTTGCTTCTTTTTTTACTAAATAGGTTATTTGCATTCCTGCCGATCGATCGTCATCTGCAGCTAACTTCTTCAGTAGCTTATAGGTGTAAATGGCAACTGCCACACTTTTAAACTTCTTAATGTTCATCCTGTCTCCTTTAGTTGATGTGGTAACTTTGATAAATGTTCCTGCATCTCAACGTCACCAAAATCAAAAGCAGGTTGTTCGGGTTCGTGAGCCGCGATTGGTGTAAACCTTCTACCCGCATTGCGAGCCAAGTCATTCCAATCTTTTGCAAAACCCATATACAATTCAGCCATGGTATCATCACCAAGTCTCTTCGCATCACGCGCATTTTCTATATAAGCTTTTGCTCGCGTCAAACGCATCCCAAGACGAAGTCCTTCTTTGAACGTCATCTCATATTCTCTTTTAAGTCTCATTTCTTTCTCCTTCATTAAGTGAGTAGGGGGGTTCTTTGACTACCCCCAACCTTTTCGCGACAAGTCAAACTGTCCTAGCTTAACTACTACTTCAGTACCAACCCTCACACCCTCAGTCATGCGACCATACCTTGTGAAGACTGTGCTTTACTACCTTGTTACAGTTGTTCGGCCATACTCCGAGAATGTTGCACCATTCTCATTTAATTGTTTCTTTAATCTAATATAATGGGAGTGTCAACTATTATTAATAACAAACATAGAAGATTCTAAACACCAGGTCTGAGTATAAACGGGATTGATTCCTTGTTCGGTAGCCATGTCAATAATACCATTTTCTATGACAACACGTCTTGCTTCACACTTAGCTTGATCAAAATATAACTCAGCCGTATGCTTAACGGATGGCATGCCAGGCATAGAGATCATCGAAATTAATAACCAGATCTTAATCATAAATCTATAAAAGTAGGAGTATGTTCTCCTGTGTAAGCACCAACTATATTATATTCAAAATACTCTACTGCTTCTAGATGAGTCATATCTTTCATTAAAATTTTAATGCATTTATTTCGGTCGTAAGCTACAGATATGGTGTTAAACTGTTGAGCTATACCAATGATAGCTTTGTCCATACCATCTATACATAGAAGATTTAAATCACTGTATTCTTCTTCTATTTCTTTTCTAGTCACCTGCATCACCCCAGTTGTCACCGCATTCAACGTCGACTTTACTTGGGACAGATAGTTCAACACAGTTTTCCATAATGTCTTTAATCTTAGCCTTATCTGCATCGCTTGCAACAGAAAAGTCTAATTCATCATGTACTTGTATGTGTGCTAGGTAGCCTTCTTTAGCCAAAGCAAGCATAGCTTTCTTTGTTTGATCAGCCGCAGAACCCTGTATTAATCTATTGAGTGCCTTATATGTCCAGGCACGTTTAATCATATGTTCGCCGTATTGTTGTTGAGCTTCAGCTAATGGCAGAGACTTCTGTCCCCACTCATTGGTTGGTTCCCATTGATCAAAACGACATCGTCTACCTTCTAATGTAGATAGATACCCTTTTTTACCAGCTTTGTTCATTGTATCATTCATCAATTGCTTAACAAATGGTACGCGTTCATTGTAACTTGCAAGCAGTTCACTTGCTGTCTCCAAAGTAACACCGAGCTGTGACATCAGCTTACCTTTACCCATGCCGTAGAATAGCCCTAAATTAATCGTTTTAGCTTGTTTACGAGGTATATCGGCCATCTCCGATACCATTGTATGAAAGTCCGTTGTCTCATCTTCTTGATACGAATCAACAAACTTACCCGCACCTGTAAAATGACGTAGGCTTGCGTAGTGTACGACGAGCCGTGGTTCTTGCTGCGAGTAATCAAAGATACCCCACTCATGATCTTTTTCAGGAATAAATATACTTCTGATCAGTGGGCCGAGAATCCCGTGCCGTGCTGGTATTTGCTGTAAATTTGGATTACTGTAACTAAATCTACCTGTTACTGTTCCTCCTTGATCCGAACGCATTTGGTGGATCTCAGCATGTATCCTGCCTCGGTACGAATGCTTGGTGATACTCTCAATGAACGTCGTCCTCGCTTTGTTGATCTCACGACACTCCACAACCATCTTAGCGAGAGGGGAATCATGTGTCGACAAAAAGTTCTTGTCAAACTTTGGTTGTCCTGTTGGAGTACGATCATACGGCAGTGAAAGTTTATCAAATGCCTTTGCCACACTGGTGGCAGCCCAGACTTCGACGTCCACTCCAGAAAGTTTTTTAATGGATCCAAGAAGTTTATTTTCTTGTTTCTGTAAATCATTTTTAATAACCTCCGCTTTTTCTAAATCTACTCTAACACCTTTTTGTTTCATCTTAAATAAAACAGGAAACAAATCAGTTTCTAATTCAAATATATTAATTAAGTTTTGTGAAGTGATCTCTCTTTTGAGATGATGCCATAAGCGTAGCGTCACAGCAGCGTCTTGCTCTGCGTACTCTCCAACGTGAGATGCGGGAAGCTTCCACATTTCTCCTTTCGGATCTAGACCCCACATTTTGGCAGCCTCGTAGAGTTGGGCTTCCGATTTTGACTCTTTTAGATAATCTTTTGCTAATGAGTTTAGGTCAAATCGAAACCTGTTTTCATCTACAAGTGGTGCCGCAATAAGAGTGTCTATTATTTTGCCTTTGATGTCAACACCCATCGCAGTAAGCCAGCCTACATCATAAAAAGCGTTATGAAATATATAATTAATATTTTCGTACGAGCATTGTTTTTTAAGCCACTTTGTAACAATAGCTTTGTCCATGTTGGGCGGTGTTTCGTGAGCAATGGGGTAATATCCTTTCCACCCGTCTACAGCAACAGCGATACCAACAACTTCACCATTCTTACGTATATATCCTGGACCTGTATCTTTTATACCAGGGTCGCGTGTCTCTAAGTCAATTGCTATCTCGTCATAACCAGATAGATCAGGGAAGTGGTCAGGCATAACCCATTCACTAGGCATGCGGTGTACTTTAGGAAACCAATTAGGTTGTTCTTTCATTTTTTTCTCTTTCCTTATGCCATTGTTTAATAGCTTCACTTGTTTGTCGTCCTCGTCTCTCTCCTTCTGATTCAAAAGAAATATCTTTATCTGTTCTTGCTTCTATTTCTCCTGCTATCGCAGCGTACGCGGCCATATCAATGTAACTATCTTTTTTATGTTGGTTCATGAGCCGTGCTACTTTAACCAAGGCCATACATATCGCAACATCATGCGCTGTAATTGGTGTCTTTAAAAAAACAGACCAGAAATCTGCAATGTTCTGATGATTCGTAAGTTTATCACCGTAATCTTCTTGGCGATCACCACCAATTAATTCACTGGCTTGCTCTAGTAAATCTTTGGATATCATGCCGATCTCCTTTCATGAAAAAATATAGGTTCGTATTCAAACTGCGCTTCTGTGCGACGCACAATAACTAATTTTTTTTTGGCTCTTGTCATACCAACATAGAAAACTCTTGCTTCATCATCTCTACCTTGTTGTGTTTCTGTAGATGATTTGTAAGGACCATAAGATAGATCCGTTAACAACATAACATTATCTCTCTCACCACCTTTACTTGCGTGTATCGTTGATACTTCTATACGCGGTGTGGCATCTAATTTATTTCCTTCACGCATAATTGCTCTGAGATAATTTATTCTCTTTCTTAATCCTTTCGCATTCAATACATCATACCATTTCATGGTACGCACGTCTATGTCTTTGATTGTTTCACGTAAACCATAATCTTTTATTAAATCTTCTAATGAATAAACATTAGCGTGATCACCTTTAAAGGTACCGTAATTTCTTTTTATACGTGTGCTATCCATAAATTGATAAACAGTATCACATAACTGACCAGAAACTTCTTTACCATTTTGCAACGTGGTCCACGCTTTAATAGCTTCGATGTATTTTAAATTAACAACGGATTGTCCGTAGCGTTTATACAACCAACCAAACTGTTCTAAAGATTCAGAAACTTGTTGCACAATCTCATGTGTACGACATAAAATTAACCACTCGCCTTCAGCCAATCCTTTGTTTAAAGGTCTGATATTTAAGACTTTTCTCTCACCTTCTTCATCTCTTG